ATACCTAAACGACCCAACTATGAGAGGTGGATTGAACAATACTGCTGCTACTGCAACAGGTACAATCACAGGTCTTTTAGTTCCTGCAGGTTCTACTTCAGTGTATGACCAAATAATGGGTAAAAACGCAAAACGACCTTTCTTACACGTGAGATACCGTGCATCAGAGGCTGAAGATAGAAGATACAAAACTTGGATTACAGGTTCTGCGGGTGGTGCTGCTACAAGCGACTTGGATGCAATGGAGGTTAACTTCTTGTCTGAAAGATGTGTATGTACTTTAGGTGCAAATAACTTCGTATTATTCCGTTTTGGATAATCAATAGTTTAAATATTACAGGGGGACAAATTGTCCCTCTGTATATTTTTTAAAAAAACAATTAAATCAAATTAAATTATAATAAAATGGCAACAGTAGTTTTAGTAGATAAAGTCTATAGATTAACAACAGGAAGTCCGCTTTCATATAGCTTAGCGGCAAGAAATCATCCACGATTCCCACTAATGTGGTTTGATGAAAAAAAACAAGAAAACCGTGCTCTTAGATATGCAATAAACCAAAAGTCTCCTTTTGAGGATGAACAAGATGGTAATGCAATCATTGAACCAATTATGTTTGAAGATGGCTTCTTAGCTGTTCCGAGAACAAATCCTGCACTACAAGCTTTCTTACATTATCATCCTTTAAATGGAAGGATTTTTGTTGAGGTAGATGACGAAAAAGATGCAGCTTCAGAAGTAGAGGATTTAGACCTTGAAATTGATGCATTGGTTGAAGCAAGAAAACTTTCTCTTGAACAAATTGAAACTCTTACAAGAGTTATGTTTGGTAAAGACCCTTCAACAATTTCAACAGCAGAATTAAAACGAGACATATTAGTGTTTGCTAAAAATGACCCAAGAGGATTCTTGACTACATTGAATGATCCTGAGTTGCAATACCAAGCAAAAATCAGATTGTTCTTTGAAGAAAAATTATTAGGATTACGCAACAACGATAGAGAGGTTTGGTTTAATACTCCAACCAATAGAAAGAAAATGATTTCTGTACCATACGGAGAAGACCCTTATGAAACAGCAGGTCATTTCTTATCAAGCGATGAGGGTATTGATTCTCTAAAAATGTTAGAAGCAAACCTACCAAAATAAAAAAAAGGTATTAATAATTCAAAATTAGCACAGATTTAGTTCTGTGCTTTTTTTTTACTATATTTGTAAAAAGATTTAAAATGATAAACGAAGTTAGAAATACAGTACTATCCGTATTAAATAAAAATAATTATGGTTATATTTCTCCATCAGACTTCAATTTATTTGCTGAAAATGCACAGATGGAGATATTTGAAGATTACTTCAAAAATTATAATAAGGCTATAAATGCTGAAAATGCACGTACAGTCGGAAGTGATTATGCTGAAATTGAAGGTCCTATAGCTGAAACTCTTGAGGGTTTTTTAGTTACAAATTATTTATCTCATTTAGGCTCAAATAGATACTCAGCACCATCTCTTACTACAACAGGAGATGATGATTATTATATTCTTAAAATGCTTTGTCATACTAATGAGCTTGCAAATGGTACAAATACAGGAACTACAGCTCCTTCTCCTACTCCATTTTTAATAGATTCAACAGCAACTTTTTTATCTGATGGCATATCGGTAGGAGATATTGTAGTTAATACAACAACAGGAGTAATTGCCTATGTATTATCGTTAACTCTATCAACAAATACTTCTTTAGCTTTAACTGCAAATATTTTCACTACAGCTCCAAATGGATATATAATATTAAAAGTCTCTGTAGTAAAAGAAGCTGACAAAGTAAGTGTTGGAAAAATAACAATGCTTAACGCATCGAGCTTGACAAGTCCAACTGAATTTTATCCATCATATACTCTTGAGGAAGACACAATTAAATTATTCCCCGATACTATAGATGCTAAAGGAAAAGTTGAATGTGTTTATTTTAGATACCCTAAAACTCCAAAGTGGACTTATATTACGTTGGCAAATGGAGAGCCTGTGTTTGACCAATCACAACCTGATTATCAAGACTTTGAACTTCCTTTTTCAGATAATTATGTATTAGCAATGAAAATACTTCAATACTGTGGTATTTCAATTCGTGAAACAGAAGTTGCTCAGTTTGGTATGGTTCAAGAACAACAAAACAATCAACAATAAAATAATAAAAAATGGCATATATATCGCAATACGAATATTACGACAATAATGGAACTACTCCACAAGATGCAAATTGGGGTTCTTACCAATATGTTAGCTTAGATGATGTAGTTAATAATTTTTTATTGATGTACTCAGGAAACCATTCATTAGTAAATAATGAAGAACGCTATAAAATAATCTTTCACGCAAAACGTGCTATACAAGAGCTTAACTATGATGCGTTCAAGGAAATCAAAGTATTAGAGTTAAGCGTTGCTGATTCATTACGATATGTACTTCCATCAGACTATGTGAATTGGGTTCGTATTTCTTTATACAAAGATGGTTGGCTAAGACCATTGACAGAAAATATTCAAGCAATATCGTCTAATGCTTATCTACAGGACCAACAAGGTAATATTTTATTTGACCAAAACGGAAATATTCTTAGACCGCAATATTCTGATATTGACTACGATAGATTGACTAAAACTAAAAAAAGTATCTATCTAAATCAAGGAAATCAATTTGATGGTCAAGAAGGCTATTGTATGGATGGTATGTGGTATTTTGATTATGGATTTACTCCATTTGGTTTAAATACTGAGACAGCAAATTTCAATCCTACGTTTAAGATTGATAAGAAAGCAGGAGTTATAAACTTCGACTCAAGTATGGCAGGAGAACTTTGTATTCTTGAATATGTATCTGATGGTATGGAAGGTGGGGATAACTCATTAATTACTGTTAATAAGTTATTTGAACAATATATCTATGCCGCAATTAAATTTGAGATATTAAACTCTAAATTTGGAGTACAAGAATATATAATTGCAAGAGCAAGAAAAGATAGAACTGCATTACTAAGAAATGCAAAAATAAGAATTAGTAATATTCATCCGGGAAGACTCTTAATGAATTTAAGAGGAATGGATAAGATAATTAAATAATATGGCAAATTTCTCAAGAAATTTTTTAGCGGGAAGAATGAACAAAGTTACAGACCAAAGGTTACTACCTGATGGCGAGTACGTTGATGCTATGAATATCAGAATGGGTTCTACTGAAGTAGCTGAAGTAGGGGTTATTACCAACACAATGGGAAATCTTCCTTTAACTTCTTTAAAATATATTGATGGAACTCCACTTAGTCAATCTGCAAGATGTATAGGGGCTATAGATGATAGTGCTAACGAAACTATATATTGGTTTGTTCACGACCCTGCATTTACTGTTGGAGCTACAGGTAAACTTGATTTAATTGTATCTTACAATATATTAACAACCATATTAACATACCACGTTATTAGTATAGATAATGGAGACGGTGTAGATACTACATTAAATTTTAATCCTACTTATCTTATAACGGGAGTTAATCTTATTGAGAATTTAATATTCTTTACTGATGATTATAATGCTCCAAGATACCTAAATATAAATCCAATAGGGAATAGATACCCTAATCCAATTGCGGATATTGACCAAATAAACCCTGAAGCTTTACTTGTAATAAAGAAACCGCCTACAGAGTCTCCTACTGTTACGCCAATCATTACTAATGGTCAAGAGAATTTTTTGGAAACAAGGTTTATTTGTTTTGCGTATAGATATAAATATGTTGATGGAGAATATTCTGCTACATCACAATGGTCAGAACCTGCATTTGTTCCAAATCCTTTTGAGTTTAGTATTAATAGTATGCTAAATGAGGGTATGGTTAACTCTTGTAATGCTGCAATAATTGAATATAACTCAGGAGGACCTCTTGTTGTTGGTATTGATTTATTATTTAAGGAGTCAAACAAGAATATAATTAAAATTATAGAGAAACTTAGTAAATCAGAATTAGGAGGTGTAGATAATCAAGTTTTACAATATTCATTTAATAATAGTAAAATATTTACAGTATTAAATGAGGCTGAAATTTTAAGACTTTACGATAGTGTTCCTTTAAAAGCTAAAGCCCAAACAATTATGGGTAATAGATTGATGTATGGAAATTATGTTGAAGGATATGATTTAGTTGATAAAAATGGAAGTATTGTAAAGCTTGAATACACAACAGCTTTAACTTCTGAACCTATAGGTCAAGAGTCTATTGAAGATACTTATGACGATGGAGTTTATAATATAGACTCAGCATCTACAGGATTGTCAATAAGCGACTCTATTTTAAATATTGATTTAACTGATAAAGATTTATTAATAGGTTCTTCTATAACAATTACTTTAACTATACAACATTCTCAATTTACAGGAGAACTTCCTTTTCCTGTTGAAACTACAGATGCATTAGATTTAGATTTTGTATTTTATTTAACTGCAAATTACCCATCAGTATATGCATTAGCTACAAGTATTGAGTTTACTCAAGCGATTGGTACACTTACTAATATTCAGCCTGTAAGTACTTCTTGTAATGGAATAACTTTTACTGACCAATTTAATTGTTTTTTACCAAATAATTTAGATGCTCTTATAAAATTTGGAAGTGGAATAAATGCTATTTTGCAACCTTTTAAAATAATAACAACTCCATCAAGTCAAATAATAGGGTTACAGTTACCTGCTATGGAGTACGTTGACGATATAGTAACTCCTACTCAAAGAGTTTTTGAATACTATAATTATATATTTGTTGATGCTACATATCAAAAAATATCTAACCCTTCAAGTTTACATAGCAATAGAGGGTATGAGATTGGTATAGTTTATATGGATGAATTTAATAGGTCAACTACAGCATTGGTAAGTCCTTATAACACGCAATTTGTTCCTTGCGGAGCTTCTGCAAATAAAAATTCAATTCAAGTAACTATACCTGTTGACCAAAGAGCACCTGCTTGGGCTACACGATATAAGTTTGTAATTAAGCCTGACGCTGAGAATTACGAAACTATTTATTCAAATATATTCTTTACCGACCCTGATACAAATAATGTATGGTTTCTTCTTGAAGGAGATAATATGAGAAAAGTTGAAGAAGGAGATAGGTTAATTGTAAAAGCAGACACATCAGGTCCAAGTCAAAACTGTGTTTATTCTACAGTTCTTGAGAAAGTATCTCAGGATTATGACTTTATTACTCCAAAAGAAGATACAACTGCGCTTGCGGGTCTTTATATAAAAATAAATCCAAATACATTTAATCTTGTAGTTGACCCTAATGCTACTATACAACCGGGAAAGTTTTCTGCTTTTACAGGAGTTTCAAATCCAAGTAGTTGTAAAGTAATACAATATCCTATGAACCTTACAAAAGAAGCAGGATATGACCCTTTAAATCCTCTTTGGGAATACGAGGATTACTCTATTCCTGCGGGGAGTAGAATAAAGTTTTATGCAAGAGGAAACCGTTCAGGGGGTAGAAATTTTTGCGAATGTAATGGGACTTTATGGGAAGTTACCTATACAGCAGCAAGAGATTATGATAATATGAACGATTGGTTTTTAGGAGATGACATCGCTGCAACATTAGATAATCCAAATATATCAGTATGTGGAGGAGCGACTCTTGAATTTCAAACAGGATTCGGAAATACAACTTGCGAATTTAATACTCAAAAACTACGATTCGATAGAGACTTTACTACTAATAGACTTTGGTTAAATTATAGTGCCGGATGGGCTTGTAGTGGTATCGGAGCTGATTTTAGAAGGTATTTTATAGAAATGGAGGTTGAAGTATTTAGAGCTTTAAATACAATTATATGGGAAACTCAGCCATCTGATGCATTACCTGATATATTTTTTGAAAATAATTTATCATTTGCTATTGACCAAGATGGTAATCACGATGGAAATATCCAAAACCAAGATATAGCGGGAGGCATACCTGCTATAATAGACACAGGTTTTTATAATTGCTTTGCTTTTGGAAATGGGGCAGAGAGTTATAAGATACGTGATTCATTAATTGGAAGGTCTTTTAATTTTGGAGAAAGAGTAACCACAGTTGCCGAGCAAGATTATAAAGCCGCTGATAAATTCTCAGATATTACTTATAGTGGTATTTATAACGGAGAGAGTAATATAAATAGACTTAACGAGTTCAACAAAGGACTGTCTAATTTCAAACATTGCGAAGGTTCATTTGGAAGTATAATGTTATTAGATGGAAGAAATACAGATGTGCTTACTTTACAAGAAGATAAAATATCTTACGTTTTAGCGGGTAAAAATTTATTGTCTGATGCAAGTGCCGGAGGTATAATTACAGCCACTCCTGAGGTCTTAGGAACGCAAATAGCACGTACTGAAAAGTATGGCATTAGTTTCAATCCTGAGAGTTATATTCAATGGGGATTTGATAGATATTTTACTGATGCAAAAAGAGGTTCAGTTATACAGTTAAAAGGAGGAGAAAGTCAAAATGAACAGTTGGTTGCAATCTCTAATCAAAATATGAGAACTTGGTTTAGAGATAAATTTAATGATTCTTTCAATTATCAAAAGCTTGGTGGGTATGACCCGTATATGAACGAGTATGTGTTGTCTATGAATGACCAAGAATTACCTATCAACCCTCAATGTTTGGCTTGTGGTACTTCTCAAACATTTACTTTGTCAGTAACTGACGAAGCATTTAAGGAAGAAATTTATTGTGTTGATTTAGGTCCTACTGTTGGATTTACCGATGTAACTTGGGTATTTTCAAGTATTGAAATAGGTAAAACTCTTGAGGTTATTGTAGATTATGATGGAACGCAAGTAACATCAACTCCTATAAATACTGATGGTCAAATTACATTTAATAAAAATAATGTATCTGTTGAAACTGCACAGATAACTCTTAAATATACAGGAAATATGGTTGTCTCTGTTATCGCTGATTGTTGTCAAGCTGAGTCATTAAATGTAGTCGAGATTGTTTTAACTAATAACTCAGAAGCAGGACAAACTGTTCATACTCAATACAGATATACAAATGGATTGTTTGTAGGTCCTCTTTTATCTAACTTAGTTTTATTTGGAAGCGGAACAGCAAGTCCTCTTGTATCAAGATATAATATAACATCAGGTTTTGCAGGACAAGGAGGATTTCCTCCTGAATTTAGTACTATGAGACTTATATCAAATAGTATATCTCCTGATAATTTTGTATTTAATCCTTCTACTTATAAATTTAGATATAACAGAAGTAATGTATTGTATCCAAATACTAATATAGGTATTCAATCTTTATTGGCTTCATCTTCAACAGCTACTCCTAATTTAGGTTCAGTACCTGTATATTATGCAGACTTTACAGTTCCTGCAAGTGTAAATGGAGATAATCTTTATTTGATTTGGGATTTTAGGTCTGCAATAGAGACTGAATTATGTTATGGAATCACAAGAGTTAATTCTTGTTGTAATTGTATAACAGGTACGTATTATTTAGATGCTGCTTTTAACTTAGCTACTTCAGTTTGGACTTCTTCAGATTTAGATACGTTTGCAGCAAATGGTTTCTATTCATTAGGAGGTATAGTTAGAGAATTAGTAGATGGGGTTTTATTACCGCAACAAACTTGTGCACCTTGTGCTGTTCCTGTATCTTTGTGTTTCGGAACTGATGCTATAGATGTTTGCTGTAGTTGTGATTTAACATGTACAAGTCCTTATAATTTTTATCAAGTAACAAATAATGAGGCTTTTAATATAACACTTTATTTCTATAATGAACAAGGAATACTTTCAAGTTTACCACTATTAGCTTCGGATACAGATGTAGTGTATTGCTCTATCGGAACTCCTTTTGCTGATACGAGTATAACTATTACTAATATTGAATGCGACTGTGTAACATAATTAAATTAAAAATATGGCAATAAATGCAACATACTATATAGATGCAGCTACATTTGATGTGGCTACATCTGTATATTTAGACATAAATTTAGAATATGTAGCTCCTGATGGATTCTATAAATTTGGTACTATTACAAGACAGCAGTCAAGTGGAATATTATTAACTGTAGAAGATTGTGCTACTTGTTCTACTCCTTGCGGAGGAGCAGTTATAAGCGGTTCAGGAGGAACAGGTCTTAATGTAATAAATGTAAATGCAGGTAGTACATTATTAGATGTTGGAGCTGTAATTATTACTTTTAATCCATTCTCTATACCTGATGGAATTAGAGTAACTTATGATGGGGTTGTTTATAATAAAGTATCAAATTCAACTTATGGTGTTCTTCAAAGTACAAACTATGGTAATTTTACTATGTTAGGTTCTACGGGTGCTGTAGGTAGTTGTAGTACTTGGTATCCTTCGGGTGGTACAAATAATTATCAAGAAAAAGTATATAATGGAACTTCATTTGTAGCTACAGGTAATTTTATACCCGTAACAATTGATACGGGAGACATACAATTAACTCCAACATCTCCTTCAAATGTAATTATGGTAATACCAAAACCTAATACTACACCTAATCTTTTAAAAATTGAAATACTTGGACCTTGTAGTACTACAGGTTGGAATATAACTATTCCTTGCCCTGTATTATTATCAAGTTTTGCTTCTTCAAATGTATTTCCTTCATCTGTAATACTTTGTGGAGAATCTATGCCAAATACATTTTATTTTGCAAAAGTACATACCGCTGTAGATAGTTACGTAGGTCTTTATGATTATGTATTTACAGATGCTAATGGGGAATTTCCTTTAGCAGATGGGTATTATATGACAAGTAATGTAGCAGTTCCAAATCAAGTATTGCAAGTATCAAATGGAGTTGTAGTATCAATAGTAGGCTGTTCTACACCTTCTTAATATTAAAATTATGAATTACACATTATCATATAGCGAAGGAGTTGCCGGTTGGGTATCTTTTTATTCTTACTATCCTGATTGGATGATTGGAATGAACAATTATTTCTATACTTTTAAAGGAGGAAATATTTACAGACATAATGTAAATGAAAATAGAAATACATTCTATGGACAATTTACACCATCTACGTTGCAGAGTGTATTTAATAACGCTGCTCTTGAAAATAAAATATTTAAAACCATTAACTTACAAGGAGATGCTGCTTGGAGTGCTATATTAGAGACTGACTTACAATATTCAGGATATATAGAGCAATCTTGGTTTGAAAGAAAAGAAGCTGCTTATTACGCATTTGTAAGAAACAATTCAATAGGACAACTTTCTTTAAGAAGTGTGAATGGTATAGGAAGAAGCTATCAAGTTGTATCAGGAACTACAATTAAGTTCTCAACAAACCCTATAATATCTATAGGTAACATTATTAGTATTGGAGATTTATTATATTTCTTTGTATCGCCTTCAACTACACCTTTACTTGCAGGTCAAGTAACTGCTGTAACTGTTGATTATCCAAATGGTATAAACCAATTGACAATAAACACTACAGTACCGGGATATGTAACCACTCCTATACCTACTCAAGATGCTTATTTCTTGTACATTAAAAATTCTGTAGCTGAATCACACGGAGTATTAGGACATTATTGTACCTTTACACTTTCAAATAATTCTACAAGTAAAATAGAATTATTTTCTGTTCAGACTAATGTAATGAAAAGTTTCCCTTAAATTTAATATCTTTGTATCAATATGGAATTAGAAATTAGAAATCTTAATGATACTGACTACAAAGAAATTCTTGTAGAATGGTGGAAACAATGGAATTGGGAGCCACCTAAAAAAGATTTTCTACCTGATGATGGTAAAGGTGGTATCATAGTTTATGATGGAGATACGCCAATTTGTGCAGGTTTTATATATATGACTAACTCAAGTGTTGCTTGGGTAGATTGGATAATATCAAATAAAGAATACAGAATAAAAGATAAAAGAAGAGAAGCAATTAAATTATTAATAGACTCTCTTACAAATATTTGTAAAAATACAGGTAGTAAATACGGATATGCTTTAATTAAGAATAGAAGTCTTATTAAGACCTATGAAGATTTAGGTTGGTCTAAAGGAGACGGATACACAAGTGAAATGATAAAAATATTATAATATGGCAGTAGCAACAGCAATGGCAATAGGAGGATTGGCTCTTTCAGCGGGTTCGACAGCAATGTCTTTTATGCAGGCAGGACAGCAAAAAACAAAACAAAGGCAAGCAGAAGCGGCAGCAGCTGCTGCAATGGCAGAAGCACGTAAAAAACTTGAGATAAATTTTACAGATGAATTAGCTATTAAAAAAGAGCCTTATGAATTACAAAGAGAAGCTTTACTTTCTCAAGGAGCATTAGCTATTCAAGCAGGACAAGAGTCTGACAGAGGAGCTGAAGCTACTGCGGGTAGAGTTTTAATGGCTCAGAACGAAGCTCAAGCAGGTATAAGAACAGCTATGGGTGCTGAGATGACTGATATTGAGAATAAGAGAGTTGCTGAAGCAAGTCGTTTAAGAGACTTAGGTGTTCAATTAGACTTAGGAGAAGCTGAAGGTGCTCAGATGGCGGCAGCTAATGCTGAGCAAGCATCAGCAGCAGCTACTGCTCAAGGAATACAAGGAGTTATAGGTACTGCTCAACAAGGTTTATCAATGATTCCTTTGTTTGCAGGAGGAGGAAAAGGTAAGGTTGATTTATCTACAGCTACTCAATCAGGAGTTAGTGCTGATATGCAACAAAAACAATTAGGTAGTGGAAGTCTTGCTTCTGACCAATTTGCTTCTTATCAATCTCCTATATCAGCACAAAATCAAGCACCTGCTCCTGCAAAATATAGTCAATTTGGTATTGATTGGTCTGCTGTTGGTGGTAATTTTTACAAATAAGATAAATAAATTATGGCAGGTACTTACTATAAATATGCAGAGAGAGATGCAGACTCCCAAATAAATTGGGCTGAGGTTGGAGCAGAAGCAAGCGGAATGCTTTTGGAAGTAAACCGTGTGCGTGAAGAAAAGAAAGATGCTTTAGCTCAAGCACAAAGAGAATCTTTAAACAATTTGATGAACTCTCCTCAAGGAAAAAATCAAGATGTAAATGGGGTTATGAATAAATTTGCTCACGATTTAATTGCGCAAAAAAAGATTGATTACGATTTACTTACAAGAGGAGAAATGAGCGTAAGGGACTATACCTTAAAAACTCAAAACCAAATGGATGGAACAAATAGAATTTTTGAGATTGGAAAACAACTTCAAGCTACTCGACAAGCTACACTTGATGGCATATCAGATGGTACGTTATCAACATCTATAAATGTATTCAATAGAGGTATGGTCGAACAATATCAAGATATGTCAAAATTAGGTATTAATGTAAATTCTCCTGATGGCTCTATAAATCTTGGTATATATGAAGATAAAGTAGTTGATGGTAAAAATGTTAGAGTTCTTGCTGATAATATAGCTAATCCAAATGTTATCTTAGGAAAGGTAGCTCAAACTGTTCCTGCATTTGATATAAATAAAGCTAATGATAATTATACAAAAGCATTAGGTAGTAAAAAAGATTATTGGTATCAAGCTGCAACCACTACAGGAGCAGGTACTATTACCGAATTAACAGGTGTTCAATTTTTACAAAACCTAACAAGACCTTCAGATATAGCTATTGTTAAAAATATTAACGACTCTATAAATAATCAAGTAGCAAGTTATTTTACAGATGAAAATAAATTATTTGATGTTCTTGGAGACAAGTTAGGAAAGTATGATGAAAATTCATTTACATTTAATAAAGATATAGCAGATGCTGATGAAAATAAAATACTTGTGATGGTAAATCCTTCAACAGGTATGACTTCTTTTGATAAAACAGGTAAGAATTACAAGAAACAATTAGCTGAGGCTTCTGAATTTGCTCGTACTGATATTTTAGCTAAGATGGATGCCGAGAGAAAAATCACTACTACAGGACAGTTAAATGAATCTGCAAGAGCAAGAGCAGCAGCAGAAGCAGCATATAGAGCACCAAGTGGAGAAGCTCCTCCTCCTACAATAAAAGGAGAATATCTTAACCTACAAACTCCTCCCGATAAAAATGGTAAAGTATCAGTTATAGGGGTAACTCAAAATATTCAAGGATTAGTTTTTCCTTCAGGTAAAGGTGTAGAACTTAGAATTGACCAATTATCATATAATAATAATAAAGGAACTCTTGAGGTTTCGGGTACAAAAATATCAGGTAAAGAAGAAAAAGGTAGAACAACAACGGGAGCAGATAAAGTAGTTGGTAAAGAAGGCGAAACTGTTGTTAAAGAAGAACCATTTGTAAAAAATGATATTAATAGCGCTTCTCTTTTATCTACAGCAATCCTTAGATTCCGTAATCCTGAAGACCCGAATGGAGGAAACTTTACAAGTATTGCTCAAGCAAAAGCTGTATTAAAAAGAGTTTATTTGTATAATAAGGCTAAGACAGAAGGCACACAAGCACGTTCTGCAACTGCAAAAAATACATTTCAATTTGATTCACAAGGTAATATTATACAATAATAAATTATGCTACAACCTGATAAATTAAAAAAATTAAACGAGAACGCTGCAAAAATGGCTCAGGCAGGAAGTAGTCAAGAGGATATTTTAGCAATGAGAGATGCCTTTATAGAGCAATTTGGAACTGAAGAACTTGTAAAAAAAAAAAGGTTCTTCGGTGTCAAACATACCTCAGCAACAGAAAACAGGTACTACGGAATTACCTGTGGCAGGTGGTTCATCGGTTACGCCTGCACCTACTAAAAATAATTTAACTAATCAAGAACCTACTGATATGTCGGGCAAACCTTTATTGCCTAAACAAAAAGAATTTAAAGAGGTATTTGGTAAAATTCAAAAAGAAGCTAAAAGTTTACAACAAGAAAAGAAAAAATATGGAGACATATTTGACAAGCAATTAAACATTAAACCAAGGGTAGAGGAAAGCCAATATCTAAAAGATAGATTGTCTTCTATAAATACTGATTTAATAAATAGAGAAGAAGAATATGTTGTTCCTCAACTACAATATCAATTTGGAGATTTAGGATTTAATTTTGAAGAATCAGGAGCTACAGGAGATTATGTAAAAGTAACTGCTCCTAATGGAAATATAACTGAAGTATCTTTAGATAATTTATTTGATAGCAAGTCTAAAGAACAAGCAGACTATCTTAAAAGTTGGTTAAAAACAAATACTCCTGCTAAGGGGCTTTTTGTACTTGAAAAGACAATGAAAGAGCAGGATAAAAAATTCAATTCAGAGAAACAAGTTGATGATTCTATAAAAGTCATATCTAATGAAGTAAATTCACTAAATGCAAAACAAAAGGAGTTTTTAATTAAAAAATCTCAGTTTGAAAAAGACTTAAATATTTTAGGTCCAACCGCTGAACTAGAGCAAAAAGAATAGCTTTAAATGAAGAGATAAAATCTATTTTTCAAGAAGAAGAAACAATAAAGCAAAAAAGTAAAAGGCTAGATGCTGCTGTAGGAAAATACTCTGTATCAAAATCAAAACAAGGTACTTGGGGCGGAGCTATTTGGAATGCATTTAACGAAGGTTTTAGTAGTATATCTTCGGGAACATCAAGTCTTTTGACTGATATTGCTACAGAAATAGCACCTGCAGGATTTGGTATGAGTCCAAAGGACTTAAAAAATGTATCTATTGATATTGCTAACAAAATAGGAGTTAATGGACCTTCTTCTGAGCAAACGATAGAACAATGGAAATCAACTCTTACTGAAGACCAATTAGACAATTGGGAGGACCAAGTTGATGATTATATCAAAAAAGATATAAAATCAAGAGCACTTCCTTTAATAAGAATTGGAAATAGAGAAATAGTTGGAGACGCAGATACTACAAAGCAATTCTCTGATTTAAAAGAACAAGGATTTTGGGGAGGAGCTATATTAGGTGTGGCAAAATCACTTCCGGCTATGATTGGAGGAGCAGGTCCTGCGGGTTGGGCACAAAGAACAGCACAAATGTACGCTCAAATTTCAGATGGATTAGCTGTAGAAATGGAGAATAATCCTGAATTTGCAAACATAACAGAGAATGAAAAATTAGCAATCACTTTACCTATTGGTATTGTATCTGCTACATTAGAGGCTTATGGATTAAGAAACGTAATGGCTAGTAAAGGTGTTATAAACAGTATTACTATGTCTGTATTAGGAAAAGCAGGAGTTGGAACAAGCGCAAGAACTTTTAGAGAGTTGGTAGAGAATGAGGTTGAGTCTAAAATAGCTAGAGGATTACTTATTATTACAGCAGCAGGTGTAGCTGAATTTGAAACAGGAGCTGCCCAAGAACTAACTGAGACAGGGTTTAAAGCTTTGTATAATGAAATCAAAGATAAAGGTATGTTTGAAACGCCTGACTCTGTAACAGATTTAATAGAAAATGTTGCAGTAGCAGGTGCTCAAGAAGCTATAGGCGGTTTTGTATTAGGTGTTCCTTCAGGAATAAGTGCTGCTTATTCTAAAAAGGGGTTTTTAAAGATAGACGATACTTCCTTTGAGACTTTTGCTAATATGGCTAACGATGAGAAGATGCAAAGTGCATATATTTCAAATCTTAAACAAAAAATAACTCAAGGAATAATAACTGAAAAAGAAGCAAAAGAACAATTAAATAACTATAGAAACTCAGCAGGTCTTTACAGACAATTGCCTGAAGGATTAACTACCCAACAAAAGAAAGAGGATATGAATCTCTTAAAAGAAAAGAGAGATTTAGAGAACTATGTTAATGGAAAAGATAATTCTTTAGTTGTAAAACAAAAAAATAGAATTACTGAAATAAATGATTCACTAACTAAATTAACAAAAGAAGATGCCGTTCAAGAGCCAACAACAGATGAAAGCGTGCTACGCACAGAGCAACCCGAAATGGAACTGCAAGGAGTGGTCGAAGGAAACGCCAAACCTGAAGGACTTACCACAGAAAAAGAAATCACTAATGCGAAACCGAAAGGGTTAGAGCCAAATGGAGAAGTTGATTCTAATGTTGATAGATTTGAAACATATTCAGGAAATAAATTTGAGATTACACTTACTAATGTAGATGAAACAGGACAGCCTCTTCCAAGAGGAGAAGGTAAGAAAAAAATAATGATTAAGACTATAGATTCTGATGGAAATGTTCGTGTTAATAATGCTTTAACTAAAACATTTGAAACAGCAGCAGAAGCTAAAGAATATGCTAATAAATTTATAGAAAAAGATACTGTTCGTACTGAAGAAGAAACTATCACTACTAAGAAACCGGAAGAAGTAGATAATAGAACTATTTCAGAGAGACAAGCTGAAGCTGAATCAAAAATAAAAAGAAAGGATCTATTTATAGGAGTAGGAGATTTTTCAACTGAACTTGGAGGAAGTGATAAAGCGGCAGTTCCTGTTTCTCATAATGAGAATAATGGAATTGAGATTGTTGAATATGCACACCCTAATACAGGAAGTATTGATGTAGTAGTAACAGGAAAATCAGAAAATGATTTTGTTGGGTTTTATCGTATTTACGAAAATGGAAAACCTATAAATAAATGGAGTTCTATATTTGAAAATCAATCAAGAAATAAAGAAGATTTTAAAACAATGATTTCAGGTGCTCAAGGATTATTACCTGAAGGTCACGAATATACAGAGAAGACAAGTATATCAACTGATGGATTAAGAGTTTGGAATCAACAATTAGGTAAAGGATATGAATTACAATACGATGAAAATGGAAATATAAAAACAAATTCAGTAGCTATAAATGGAGATGCTATTGTAAATGAGTTAGGTATTGATGTAAATAAGGGAGGTTTTAAAAATATAAAAGTAACTAATAGTAAAGATTTTAATACTGTAAAAAATGCATTATTACCTTATTTAGAAAAATTTGGATTAAATGAATCAAATATTAGAAATATAAACGGAACTGTTAAAATAGATTTGCCCGTATTAAAACAATCTAAAAAAACTGAAGTAGCTCCTACTGAAGTAGCTCCTACTGAAGTAGCTCCTGAATCTCAACCTACTGCTACTGAGAAACCTATAGATTTAGAACAAATAATTAAAAATTTATATAGAGACAAGGTAAGTAGTAATATTATAGAAAAGGTAGGTAATAATTGGATTGTTAAAACAGAAGTTGAAGGTAAGGAATTATTCAAGTCCAAGACATTAAAAGGAGCTAAAGAATTTATATCAAATGATAATCAAGAATCTTTAAGAGTTAAACCTACTGAAGTAGCTCCTACAGAGGTTAAGCCAATTGATGCAGCAATAAAGACTCTTCAAGAGTCAAAAGAATACATTGAAGCAGATGATATTCAGAAAGAATCTTTGGTTAGAGCCACTCGTAAAAGATTTGGTCTAAAAGAAAAGTCAGCTCCATCTGTAAATAGATTATTCGGAAAGTTAAAAGACATTGCTAAGATAACAATGACTGAGAAAGTTGCGTTGGCTAAACAGTTAAGAGATAAGGCAAGAGGAGCAAGAGAGTCTGTAAGTGCTTTTAGAAAAGCAAGTCAAGAAGTGGCTAAAGAAATAAAAGAACTAAAAGAAAAAGGAACTATAACAGCTACTCAAGCAGCAAATATAATATCTAAATTTAGTAAAGTAAATTTATTAAATGAAAAATCAATATCTAACTTTGTTGACTATATGGCTAAGGTTTTTTCTGATGCCAACTACGCTAAAAACATTTCTGAAATAAAAAAATTACAGCGTCAAGCAAAGTCAAGGAATCATACGTCTATGACTAATGTTGTAAGAGAATTTACATCTATAAATCCTGAACTTATACCATTAGATAGACTACAGGATTACATTAAGGCACTTGACTTCTTAAATACAAGAACTCCATCTTATAGCAATATGAATGATATTTTAAGTGAAATTAATTCTTATAAAGAAGTAGATGAATTTGATGCCGTAAAGACTATGGATTCTCTTGAAAAAAAGTATGAAAAAATAGAACTTAATAACTTGAAAAGTGTAGAGGAATATGTATCTTTAATTAGAGATATAAATTCTTTTAAAAGAAAAGCATATCAATTACTACAAGAAGATGCTATAACCCAAGAAGAGTATGACGATTTAATTAATCGCGTAGGAAATGACCAAGCTGCAGTTGAGAAAAAATACGAAAAAGAAATTAGTCAATTAAAGAAAAACTTGATTAATGAAATAAAAAAACAACGACCAAAAAGAAATTCAGATTTTAGTAATGAAGAAAATAATCTAATTAAAAAATACTTAACACTTAGTGATTCGGATTTAAAAAGTCTGTCTCCTGAAGATTTATTTATACTAAATGATATTCTTGAAAATATAAGTAACGGAGAAATAGACTATTATAGATTTAATGATGTTATTTCAAAAGCATTTACTAATGATGGTGTTAATCAACTTGCTAAACAAATCGAAGGCTCTAAATTTAATATGAGTTCAGAAAGAGGTAGGCAAGAATTGTCTGAGCAAGAGAGTGCGTTTTGGGAAGGTTTACTTGGAATGGGTCGTTCTAAAGCAGGAGCTTTACAAAAGTTCGTTATATCTACTTTTAATAGAGCCATAGGTTCTTATGAAAGTTTTATTAAAAATGGATACAATGAATTTTTAACGCTAAAGAAAAAATACAATATTAAGGATAATGAGATGCATAAGATAGGTATATTGACTACATATCTACAAGAATATATGGCTCAGTTTGATTCTAAAAATAAAGGTATTAATAATATCGGTAAACGTGATTGGTTCAAAGAGATATTGAATAATACAGCAATGAAAGATAACTATTCTTCAGGAAAACCATCTGTACTAAAGATGATTGGAATTGGTTCTTCAGAGATAGAAATTATTCAAAAAATATGGGATAAACTTCCTAAAGATATAAATGGAGATGTAAATCCAAAAGATGTATATGAAAGTTATATTGCTAACGATGGCAAGTTCTTTACTAAGAACGAAAAATCTTTCTTTGATGGTGTAATGAAATATAAGCAATCTAACATTACTCCAAAACAGAAAGTAGCTAATGAGCTTAGTGGTAATTCATTCAAAGAAGTTCCTTTTCATATGCTTAGAGTTAGACTTGATGGCGGTAAAAGACAAATACAACCAAGTGTATCTAGTGAAAATGGTACAGTAAGAATAAAAGCTAATACCGGAAAAGAAAGGATTAACGAAAAGGTTGGACCTGTTATGACTAATTTCGAAAAGTTATTTATATCAAATATAGAGCAAACCGGAAGAGATTATTTTTTATCAGGCTCACTAAAAGACATAAATAATACTCTATCAGGTGTAAAAAAATTAGTAAATAAAGATAAAATGCCTTTGTTAAATACTATATCTTATGGTTTGTCAGATGCGTTGGAGTTTGAGTTTGATAGAGTTAAAAATAATTTAATATTTAAAAATTTATTATCAGCTAGAGCTGCTACTGCATTATTAAATCCTATTAGAACCGGTGTAGAGCTTGTTTCTTCTCTTATATCTTACCCTATTCGAGCTAAAGACTTTTCAGGATATTACTCTTTATTTAACGAACAAGGTATTATGAAAAAACTTCTTGAGTTTACAGATAGTCCTATGTTATTAAGAGAAAATATTAGTAAGGCTATTGATATTAATGATGGAAGAATCAAACCACAAAGTAAATTAAATAAAGCTACTAATTATTTATCAGGTTTACCTGAAAGAACTATGATGGTTACTTCTTGGATGCCTTCTTTTAAAGCTGAATTTAAAAATCTTACTGATATAGAATTTGATATAGCTAAATTCAATAATAACGAATTATATAGAGAAAAATATAGTAAAGCTATTATGGAATCTGCTGCTGTAGCTGATGCTCAGACTGAAAAAATTGTGGGTACAACTACAAAGGCAGGGCAAAGACGTGAAGTTAGAATAGCTCCAAAATTCTTGGCTAATATTTTTGGCTCCAAAGGTACTGTATCAAAAAACACAGCAACAGGTCAAATATTAGGATTTTTTAGTAATTATCCATTTAGAGAATCTACTGAATTTATTAATGGATTTAAAGAAGCTGCTGAAGTATTAAAAGATGAGGGAGCATTAAGCTCATTGAGTCAACTTCAGAAACCCTTTGGTATAGCATTGAATATAGCATCTTATGGGTTCTTTTCGACTGCATCTTATGCGTTGGGTTTAGTATTACTTGGAGATGATGATGATGAAGAGAGAGGGAATGAAATACTAAAAGAACTAATGACTTTAGATGGATTCTTGAGTGAATTAGCATCAAATGCTATATCTCTTGCAGGAAGTCAGTATGCTGCCGGAGGTAAGGCTATGCTTCAAATAGCAGCTACTATAGGTATTATGTCTGCTGATAAAGAAGAGGATAAGAATAAGATTAAAAAACTATTGAAGGATAGCGTATTTATAAATCCACTGCCTATAGAACAAACAACAAAGTTTGGAGGTAAAGATAAAGCATTAGCAGCTATTGGAATGTACATACCTCAATTTGTAATATTAGCAGACAGGTTTACTGAAACTATAGGGTCCGCAGAAGATATTAAGGTAATTTACGATAAAGTAGAAAAAGATGGAATAAAAGCATTGACAGAAGATGAAAAGTTAAAAATATTAGCTTTAAATACGTTATTCAATGCCACTCAATTAATGCTTAATCTTAGGGGAACATCTATTCCTGAATATAATAAATTAAAGATATATATGAATAGTATTAAAGGAGAAGGAGGAATAAGTAAAGAAGAACTTAAAAAGTCAGACCCTGAAATGTATAAGATAATGTATGGGAATGACTAAACAAATCTTACATACTTCAATGACTTTTGTTTATCGTAGAATATCATAAGCTCTAAATCGTTAAAGGAACCATCACGTGGGGCACGACCACCCCACTTGATTTCTCCTTTTAACTGCTCAACTCTACCGTAGATTATACCATCTTCACAAGACCATATCACAACAGGAACTAATCTCTTGTCTGAGAGCTTCAAAACTTTTCTCGCTGCTATCGGTAACGGATAAGCATTATTCATTGTTCTAATCCTTCCTTTTACCTCAACGTATGCAATTAGCTTACCATCTTTATCGAATACCTTGTAGTCAATATCGTGTGGGTCTAACTTCTGAAAGGACCCTCCAAATGTATTTACAAATGTTGTTATTGCTTTGTGCTCTCTTTTTAAATCTTGGTCTGTTTCAAAAGTCATCTTCCTCTGTTGATTTTAATATTAACCTTAGCTCCATAATTAAGAATTGAGCCTCTCTTCGAACCATTTTAAAATCACGGTCAACTAAATTCTCATATACATTGGCTAATAATATGTGGTATTCATTTAGTCTATAAGCAATACGTGCTGCTCTTTCGTCTTCGCTATTTAAAATTGGCTTCATATTTTATAATTTATATGTTAAAATTTGGCAATTTAGTACCTACTCTTCTTTCATATTGCTTTATATAATCTTCAAATTTAATCAACATTTCTTTTTTTTCTTTAATAGATTCTTGAAGTTCTGCATTTAACTTTATTACAGTCATAAACAAATCAACATCTTTATTAACTCTTTTGATAAGTACTTGTTCTCTGCCTTCAAGAAAAAGACTCTTACAAGTTAAATACTTATCTCTTAAGCCCTTATCATATAAAAGTATCGAGTCAATACTTTTTGTATAATGTATTATTGTAGCGTGGTCTTTTCCTAAAGACTTGCCTATTAAATTAAAGGTATAGTTTCTATCTCGTAATACTTTTGAATATATTCTACGAGCATCTACTAATTCTCTTTCCCTTGTGTTTTTAGATAAGTCAACACAAAATAAATTATTTACTATTTCTTTTAATGCACTTATTTCTTTTTCAACTGATTCGTAATATGATTCCATTTAATTAGATTGGTTTGAACACTTCAGCTTTTACTCCGTGTTCGGTTAGTTCTTTAATTCTATACTCTTGTAACTTTGACAACTTCCCTGTCGGTCCTTTGACTTCATAGAACTCAACGTCTGAACCTTTGGGTATAGCAAGTAAATCAGGGATACCGTTCTTGTTGGTCTTTGTGAGCTTCAAAACATAATATCCCTGAGCTTCAAGCTCCTTAATCTTTTTCGATTGTATTTGGCTCTCTTTCATCTACTTTAGTTTCTTTCATCAACTCTTTTACAGAGAATGTTATGTGATTGCATTCCTTGATAAACTCAATTAGCTTGGCTAAATCTTCTTTTTTAAAAGAAAATCGGTTAGCTAAAAACCACGTATAAGGAGAACAACTATCATCAAGGTCAATCTCTTGAACTTGAAAAGCCAATTGCTTTTGAGGGAGCACAGTCATACTAAATGCCAACGTGTACTCTTTATCTTTCTCTAACCATTTATGCTGAGGTATCTTACTTGGTCTATTGTCAGCATCTATACAGACACATTTTATCATTTCTTACTTGATTTACCGTTCTGTCCGTTTCTTCCGCGATTTGACTTCATATTCTCCGTTACCATACTACCGGCTTTAGTATGACTCATATCAAGGTTATCCCCGTTGCCATAGGTCCCGGCATCACGGTTAGCTTTGTTTAGTTTCTCACGGTAGTTAACTCTCTTTGGGCTGTTCTGATACTTGGTATCATACGCCAACTTCTTCTTTCTTCTTTCCTCTGACATACCTAACTTGTCA